GAGTATAACCAGATAAATCTAAATTGACGTTACCATACATGGTTGGATTGGATTGTGACATCACAATTCGATCTAAACCTTCTGGCACTTCTAAACCTGTTTGATGGTAAGCAGAGCTTACTCGTTTTAGAATCTCATCGCGTTTAGGATGAGAATACAAACGATTCATCAGTTCTGATTTGGTAATGTAATATTTTTGAACAATAGCCTCTTGTCGGTCTGTATAGGGTGAATCTTCACGCAATACACCTACGTTACCAGGCTCAATCATGTAAGGATGGATGCCACCGCGATAGATAAGCTTCACAAAAGTGGTGTTGTAACATAACGCCCACGTCAAAGCGTTACTAAACACTTGGTCACAATTGCTGTTTAACCATTCATCATTAAGAGCTTTAGTGAGAATAGGCACTCGTCTAAATTCATCTGGAGGAACGGCAGCACCCAAATCAATAGAAAAGCGTGTGGTTTCTGCAGAAAACAGAAAACTAGTGAGTTGATCGATGTGTGGATAGATTTTATTGAAAATAGCTGGTGCTTCTTCAGGACCAGACCCAAAAAGATAATAATTTCTTAACGCTGAGTAGTCGCCTTTGCGTTCTGCAGCCGATACACCACATTTATTGATGAGATCGAGGTAAAACTCCTCGCGTTTGACATTATCTTCTGGAATACGCATTATTTATCCACTTTTAAGTTTTCATGGTCTTGTATATAGCTTGCAGCCTTAGGTCCAGTCAAGTTTCCTGCATCATGTGGTCTAAATCCTACTGCTTCATCTCTTACTGGTCTTACAGCATTACCACTCATGACACTTTGCAAGTTATATTGTCCAGCATTACCCCACATCACTGCATCTCCAGGTCTTGCTTCTCTTGGAGGTGGTGCATTGTTGCGAGTTAAGTAATTGCCTTGAGTTTCTCCCTCACGGGTGGACTTTATGTCACTCATTTTAAAGTCACTAGCTAGGTTGTCAAGCGTTTTATCGTTCTTTTTAGTGGCATCTGATTTATAACTAGGTGCCTGTAAGAACACTGTCATCACATTTTCTGTACATCCATGTGGGCAAGTAGGCTCAAATCCTTCAAAAAACCCATGTTCACTACACTTGTAATCATGCAATACTGCCATTTTTATCCCCTTTCAAGTTGTTTATCTAGTGTTACAAATGAATAATCAGCTTTATTTCTAACACCTATATCCATTTTAATCTTTCCATTCTCGACTTTTAATCCATACTTTCTACCAAAATGTGGTTTAGGTACACGCCTATAGTCCACAAATCGTGTCTTGTCTATGTTTTGCATGACAGCTACTTCACCATTAAGCCAAGATTGGTAACCTTTGGACACTCGTCTTTGCACAAACTCTGTCAAAGGTGTGGTGTCATAGATAAAAGTTGTCTGTAAAGTTTTATCTGATAAGCCACAAAGCTCTGCAAAGAGTTGAACAGAGATGCCACGGTTTAAATCATTTAAGAATTGTTTAATAATGCGATGCAATTCACGTCTAGGAATGACTTCTACTCTCATCGATGTCCATACACTCCTATACGTTTTAAGTAATCAGACACATTACGACCTACGGCAATTTGTTCTGCAGTGTAATCATCTTGTACACGGGATACTTTGCGTGTCACTTTCTGTGCAATCAATCTAGGTTGCACTTGTTCAGCAAATGCAGCCACCGCTAACGCTGATGCAATCACTCGATCATCTTTATTACGACCACTTGCCATAATAGAACCACCATCACGCACAATGGTTTTCATCTCTTCAATCAATTCCATAGAAAATATATCCATCATGCCACGCTCAAAATAATCTTTCATGTAGGAAAGCATACGTTCTTTTGTAGCTGATGTTGTGAGCCAACCAATGGAGTTACTCATACCACCTAAAGTATCATTACGTCTCCAAATATAGTTTTGCATAGAGCCATAAACATTCATTAAATCAGCACCTATGGCACCACCCATAGAAGCGGCTTGTCGTTTCAAATTTCGTAGTTCATTAATGACAGCCTGTCCTGGACCATTGACCTCTAAGTTTAAAGTGGAGTTCTTGTAAGCACCTGCAAGGTGAGCAATCACCCATGCAAATTGATAGGTATTTAATTCAGACGTAGCAAACTCAGCCACTTGTTCCAAACCGTCAGCATAAGCTCTAAAGACTTGTATGCAAAAACGGTCAGCCCAATCAGAACTACCATAAGCGGGATCAGCACCAATAACATAATAAGCCGTATCCACTGGCTCTTCCCAAACCTTGAGCACACCCAACCTTTCGGTTGATTTAAGCACTTCCGTATCTTGGAAGTTAGCTCCCATAGAATAACGATAACTTTCATAACTAAGCTTTTTAGAAATCTTAGCAGCATCCGTACACCTCGCATTAGAAAAATAACTGGTTCCTGTCATCACAAAAGCATAATCTTCTGTAGGAGGAAACTCTTGGTACATGAGTGCATCATCCTTGATGCCTTCATAAAGCTTCCAACGCCACCATGCCATTTGTCTTGAGTTGATTTCTACGTCATAGAGTTTCTTAATGTCGCGTGTCCACTCTTTTTCCTCAGTGGTAAGTTTTCCATCCCAGTAAACTTTGTAAATATCACTCTCTGCAGGAATAGAATAAAATTGATTACGCCACCAACCACAAAAAATAGCCCTTTGTGTTTTAGCTCGTTTGGCAGTGACATACATATCATGAAACATATTAAATCCTTGGGCTGTACTTTCAAACATATACAAACGCTCAGGATTGTTTTCAGCTAAAGAGGCAATCAAGGAAGCAAGACCTTCCTCGTTACCCCATGAAGCAGTTTCTGTACCATGCAAATAAGTAATGGCTTTACCTTGACCAAGACGTGATTTATTACCAGCAATTTGATAGAACACACGAGAGCGGTTTTGTAGGACTAATTGATTTCGATTATGAGCCACAAGTGGAATCTTGTACTCTTTAGGTAACCCATCCATATACATGGCTAACGTTGACCTAAACATATCTCTATTCTCTTCAGTATCCGATACTAGGGTACCTTGCCAACCAGGATGAGTAAATTGCCAATAAAGATCAAGTGCCAAAGAGATAGTGGTAATACCCAACTGTCTGCCTTTAAGGATCACAAAGAAATGAATGTCATTCTCTAGTCCTTTAGCAATCTCATCCATGACATAGGTCTGGGTACCTAACAAGGTATCCATGTTTCTCAATCCTTGCTCTTTTGTCTCAATCTTTAACTGAGAACAAAAAGCGTAGAATTGCTTTAGATTGAATTTCATTTGATCCCTAGATATTGTCTAATCTGATCTAAGATTTGTAATTGTTGTGGTGTGTACATTTGATCTGCATTTTCCCACTGATTGAATGTATAACCTCTAAAGTATTCAGGCATCCCAGTTTGTTTATACCAGTCAGCATAGGGTCTAGCTTCATTAAACTTTCTTTGATGTTCTTGATAACGATTACGCATAAAAGCCTCAGGCACAGTTTGTGTGAAAGCACCATACATCTCCTTTAGCTTAGGATCATTCTCTACACCATAATGGCTTACATAGTCTCCAAGGATGTCTATAGTCCTTGTCTTTGGATTAAAGACTTGGATACCTACTTTGCCTATAGGTAAACTTTCCGGTCTTGGATATTCTGGTGTACCCACCTCTTCCGGTGGATAAAACTCTAAATAACGATCATCTTTGCTAGGTGTAAATGTATAAGCAATATCTTTGTCAGCAAGGTAAGGATATTCCTCTACAGCTTTTGAAAACAATTTGGAACCACGATCTATGCCTAATTGTTCCATCATCAAATCATCATCTTCATTTGGCATCTAATTTGTCCTTATCAAAGTTGTCTATATCCCAGTTAGCCACTTTAGCTCTTACATTTCTGTCTTTAGCCATGTTGACTAATTCCTTGTAGAAGATTTGACTATACTTCTCTTTCCACTCTTTAGCTAGTAGTCTCTTCTCATCATTGGAGCTACAATTCAATACCCTTAACATCTCCATCTTGAGAAGTATCCGGTAGCTCTTAAGCTCACTTGCCCATTTATGCTCTTGGTCAGAGTTGGATACCATGTTCTTTTTCTATGGCTCTTGCAAAAGCCAATATCGAAAGTCTAGTATCCCCTTGGTGGTTTTCCCATATCTTTATGATTTGTTCATCAGTCATAGGCTCTAGTTTACGATCAATGCTGTCAATCATATTCATTACCTCTTCATTCATTAGACAACCCTCCATACACGCACACCATCACCCTCTTTACGAGCAGAGAATACCATCCCTAACTTCTTCCCTACCCTCCAATTGTTATTACATACAATCTGTAACTTAGCACCAGGCACTAAAAAACTATCACCCACAACCATCTCTTTGTACGGATAAACATTCTTCACTCTCATTTGTGGGACAGGATAGTTTCTAGTGAGTTCTAACTTACTTAATTCCATTCTAAGCTCCTAATCAATATAGCTATTAATCATTATAGCCTAACAC